GTCACTATCTCGACGGAGATATAAACCATGAAATAGAGTTGATCGACAAATACGTCAATGTCCGCATTCATTACGACGCATACAATCACAAGGAGTGGGACAACGGCAACTATTTAACGCCACGTTCCGACAGTGGCTACATCGATACGGAATACACGGTAACCGTATTCGACAAATGCGGAAATGAAGAATTTGAGTTTAACAGTAATTTCCAAATATAACAGTCATGATATTCTACAAGTTATTTACCCTGCTCGCCATACTGCTTATGCTTTCCTCGATATTCGGGGTAGTCGCTTCGCTCATCAATACCAACCTTTGGCAACTAGTGATAAGTATATCCCTGTTCGCACTGTCATCGATGGCTCTTTCAGGGCAACAACAAACCGATAAGAAATAAATTATAGTTCCATATAAATCAAGCATATTCACCGCCCGTCCGGGAGGATATGCGGTGTATAAAAAGAAACATAACCCTTTAAAATAAAACAACAATGGCAACAACGACATTACCACAATTAAAGAGCCTGTTGAACGGCGATTCGGTCAAGACAAGATTTAACGAGATATTGGGGAAGAAAGCCCCCGGATTCATCTCCTCGGTCATTTCAGCCGTCAACGGGAACACCATGCTCCAAACGGCCGAGCCCCAAAGCATACTCAACTCGGCGGTCATAGCCGCCACGCTCGACCTGCCTATCAATAGCAACTTGGGTCTATCGGCCATCGTTCCCTATTACGACTCCAAGATGAGGACGACAGTAGCACAATTCCAGCTCATGTACAAGGGACTGATAGAGCTATGCCTCAGAAGCGGACAATTCTCGTCACTCATAGACGAGGTGGTCTATGAGGGTCAGCTTGTCAAGAAGAATAAATTCACGGGCGAATACATCTTCGACGAGGATTCAAAGACCTCCGACAAGGTCATCGGCTATATGGCCTATTTCCGTCTTGTGAACGGGTTCGAGAAAACACACTACATGACAGTAGGGGAAGTCGAGGCGCATGCCAAGAAGTATTCCCAATCCTACAAGAAAGGGTTCGGCGTATGGAAAGACGACTTCGACACGATGGCACGGAAGACGGTTTTAAAACTTCTGCTCGCCAAATATGCTCCCAAATCGATAGAAATGCAACGGGCTATCACTTTCGACCAAGCCACGATAAAGGGAGATTTGACACAGCAAGACACCAGCGTGGACGAAGTGGAAATCGAATATGTCGACAACGATACGGCTACCGACCGTCTGAGGGAGATGGCCGTCGAAGCAGTCGAGCAACCGGAATCTGAAAATGTCAACGGACAAGGACTGTTTGAGTGATGGAAGCGCAAAGGACTCTTGAATGGTACAGGAAGCGCCTCGGCTGTTTCACGGGCAGCCGCATAGGCGACCTGATGAAAGCGAACCGAAGCGGAAACGGGTTCGGGGAATGCGCCATGAGCTACATCTACCAAGTAGCAGGAGAGCGCATGCTCAACCCCCTGCTGTTCGAGGACGACGAGGTTTTCGAAAGTTACCTCTATCAAACCGACATATCCTCGAAACAGATGCGATGGGGAACGGAGAACGAGCCCGATGCCCGGCGCATATACGAACTTAAAACAGGCCGCCGTGTCGTCGAGGTAGGACTGTGCAAACACCCCACCATCGCCCATTTCGCAGCCAGCCCCGACGGATATTATTACGATGAGAATAAGCGGGAAAAAGGGGTAATCGAGATAAAAAGCGTGGGAACGGCCACATACGCCAAATACTTCCACAAGATAAAGGACAATGATACCCTCCTGTCCACGGAGCCTAAGTACTATTACCAAATCATGTCCGAACTCATGTGCGTTGAAGCCGATTGGTGCGATTTCATCGTATATAACCCGTTCGAGAAGCCCTCCATGTTTATCAGACGGATATATCCAGATGATAACACCTTCAAGAAGATAGCCGAAAGGATATACGAAGCCGATGAATTAGTCAATGAAATAATCAATTCATGAAAGACTATGAAATACAGTCAATCGTCAGCCTGCTGGAAAGATCGGCAAAAGCGTTGGAAAAGTCCGACGACTACCGGCATAAAGAGCTGGCAAGATTGATGAGAAATAAAGTCAAACGATTAAACAAGAAATACAATGGACAAAAATGAGATCTTAAATAG